GGTGATAATCTTTTTGTAAATAACGATGGGGTTACTCTAGAACAGGAAGATCAGATTGAACACTCACCAATTATTGGTTGGGCATTTGATGGTAATCCAATTTATGGTCCATACGGATATTCTGATCCTACTAACCAATCTTCAAATATTGTTAAATTAAATTCGTCTTATCGATTAAAGTCCACATTAGTTCAATCAGATACAAATCCAAATCCAGTTAGAACTGCTGGTCCTGCACTTTCTGATGACTCTGCAGGAAAATTTATTGAAGATTATGAATATTCTTTTGGATTGGGTGATTTAGATCAATATAATGGACGTTTTTGTAAAACTCCTGATTTTCCAGAAGGAAGATATTGTTATTTTACTACTATTGATAACACTGAAGAAGGTAATGCAGTTTTTCCTTATGTAATTGGACCCAATTTTAATTCTATTGTAGATTCGTGGAATTTGAATAAGGATGCAATTCAGCAAAATATTCCTACTGGTGTTATTAGATATCGTGACCCATATGAAAATGTTGATATTGATGTTGAACGAGCACCAAATTCATCTACGAATGCATTAACGACAGAAAATGGAGATATTTTACTCTTTGATGTAGAAGATGAAAATAAAGATGGTGTAATTAGTCAGGATGAAATTGATGATCCTGATCAGTTATTTGAAGAATCTCCCTTACAATTATTTGATTATTTTCCTAAAGTAAAATTTGATTCAAAAGTTGATATTGAAGTTGAAACAACTACTAAATTTGAAGATGCTTCTGTGACTGGATTTATCATCGAAGATGCTGGAAAGAGTTATCAGGTTGATGATATTCTGGTCTTTGATAATTCTAACACTTCTGGAACAGGTGTATCTGCTAGAGTTTCTAGGATTAAGGGAGAATCTGTAAGTTCTTATACGTTTGAAACTGTAGAAGATAATTTTTATGGTGTGCTAACTACATCAACACCACATAATATGGTTGTTGGAGATACGGCGTACGTCAACTATACGCCTGTCATGGATGAAACCAACAAAACTTTTGTTGTACGACAACTAAAAGGTGTAGAAGAAATTGTTATAGATCAATCTGGATCTGGATACGATGAAGAAATTCCTCCTTCAATTATTATTGATGGTGGTGGAGGAGAATCAGCAGAACTTAGAGCAAATGTATCTAATACAGGATCTATTGCAACAGTTGATATTATTAATGCTGGATCTGGATATACTAGCAACCCTCGTGTTATTCTTTCTCACCCACAAGTGTTTAAGAAAGCAAATTATTATGTTTCTCTAATTGAACATGAAAATTATGTCAAAATTAATGATGCTTTTGTAAATGATAATAAAGAAGTTTTCTTCTGTGGTAAAACTATTGATGCGAGTGATAATGAAGTTGCTTTTGTATCCAAGTTTTCAGAACTTGGTGTAAAGGAATGGGAGAAAACTCTAGAAAGTTCGGACGGTCAAAATTACACTGAATTTTTAAAATTAGATGTAAATGGGAACAATATTTGGGTAGTTGGTCAAAATAAACCAAATATTCAATCTCTCGATTCATATAATCCAGATATTATTCTTGCAAAATATGTTCAATCAATTGATGGATTGAGTGCAACTTTAAGTTTCCAAAAAGGTTATGCTGGAATCTCGGGTTCTACCAGATCTGACAATATTACTTCTATTGGGAGATATTCTGATTCGAGATATATTATTGGTGGATTTACTAATACGAATTCTTCTAATCCACAAGATGCTTTTATTGCATCTATTGATGCTGCAGGATCTTTTGCTGCAAAAAGGAAAATTTCTTCTGCTTCTGGATCTGAAAAAATTACTGATTTGATTGTACTTAATGATGCGGTTTACTTTATCATGGAAACTGCTGCTACTGATGGTGCAGCAGACTCCAAAGTTGCTTTTGGTAAAGCGACTATAGGAACATCTGTTATTACTATTGAGTGGATTAAAGAAATTAATAATACTGTTTATTCTTTTAGAAATACCAGTTTAGCAGTTGATGAATTTGATGAATTTTATATCACTGCTACTTTAGCTCTTAAGACCAATAATGCAACTAAAGATAGTTTCTGGGTCGGTAAATTAGATGCAACTGGTGATTTACTCTGGAATTATCGATATCTTACTCCATCTGGTAGTAATATTGAAGTTGCTGCTAGAAGTACAATTGATATTTTTGGTGACTTAAATATTGCATTTACCAGAACTAATAGCACTACTAATCAAAAACTTGTTGATAGTGTAAAGATTGGATATGATGGTAAACTGAAAAAACACACCAATAATAATTTTGATAAGAATCGTATTGAAGGTATCACCGCTCATGCTATTACAGTAGATAACTCTGGAGATCAATACGTATTTGGTCAAACTCATTGGAATAGAAATGAATTCCTTTGTGAGTTTGCTTCTGATGCCACCGATAAAACTGGTCATTATACTCTCTCCACTCTTAGTGCAACGGGTAGTGACTCTGTTAAGTATGAAGGTGGTTATGCGAAAATTCTTGGTAAGGATGCTACAGCAGGTCGCCTCTTGACGGTTGATACTATCAGTGCTGCTGATGCTTCTAGAACAGAAGGAACTTATACTATTGGTGCTTCTGACTATAGTACAGATGCTTCTGGCACAGGAGCTACCTTTAGTGTTACAGTTAATGAAAGTGGTGCAGCAACGGTTACTATTGTTAATCCTGGTTCTGGATATGCTGTAGATGAAACATTTACCATTACTGATGCCCGATTAGGTGGTGGCGGTGGCGCTTCTCTGACATTTGATGCTGCTACAGTATCTTCTGTAGGAGATTGGGTAAATGGTGCTATCAAGGTTCCAGCAGCGTCTTTAGGGACGAAACTGAATGACAACTGGACTCTTGAGTTCATGTTGTATAAAGATGGATCTAATTACAGATCTAATAGTCAAACTCAATATACATTATTGAATATTGGTGATGCAACAGACGCTACTGGTGGTCTTTGGTTATATTATGACCATGCAAACGGTAAATTGGAGTTGGTAGTCACAAATAATTCAACAACAATTAACTCTGCTAGTAGTCCTTTCCAGTCTGTATCTACTACAATGTTTGCCGATAATTCTTGGCAATTTATTGGCGTTAAAAAAGAAAGTAACGTATTTACTGTATATGTGAATGGTATTTCAGTTATTACTGGTACTATTGCTAATACATCATTGGGCAATAAAGATCTTCATATTGGTAATATTCCTGGCAAATCTACTACCACAGGTCAATTCCGTTCTAATGAACAATTAGAAGGATATATCGATAATCTGCGTCTGAGAAATCGTGCAGTAACTCCAACAGTTCCTTCTGATGCTGATGCATTGCCTCCTACAGATACTTTTGCTCTTGCATACGATTGGACTGATGATGCTTGGTTCACTACCAATCTGAAGAGATATGATTATATTGATTATGTTGGTTGGGGATTGAAGTCTGATAAAGATTCTGATTCTGAACGACTTGGTGATAAAGGATTGCAAACCAATACTCAAATTGGATTTGTAAGAACCGCAGTTACTCCTGTCACAGGATCTACATTGACTGTGACAAATGTTGGATTCACTTTAGGTAGCGATGGACTTCAAGGTTTAGATTTTGAAGATGCAACTACAACAATGACTGAGGCAACCGAAACTCTTAGTTATACTAATGATGAATGGAGTTCCAGAACAGCGACGGTTCCCGCACCTGGATCTAGAAAATTAAAAGTTTCTGCAGTTGTGAAAGATCGTTATTACATGAAGACGACTTCCACTTTAAAAATTGATAATATTCAAGAACTTACAATTAATCAAGATTTCAACATTAGTACTGGATCTAAGTTGGTATTGAATAATACCTCTGGTGCATTCATTAATAGTGGATATGTTATTCGTGTGGATAAATCTAATAAAAAAGTTTATCTTGCAGTCAATAATAATGCCTGGTCTAATGATCTGGATACTGGTGTATTATCTACTGAGAAATTTGATGAATCTAGTACATATGGTATTGTTGGTAATACTCCAAATGATGTTAATGTAATTTCTGATTATATCTTTGCTGATAAAGTTAATACTACACCAGGGACGTTTAATTTTGATCTTGCTGACTATAATTTAGATAAAACTGCTGCCAGCACTGGAAACGGTGATCTAGATGAGTTCGCAACATTTAAACCTTTCAATGTTTCTCATTACAAAGTGAGAATTGTTGAAATTTCTGGTTCTTCATCATTTATTCCTGGATCTGTTGTTGATATTACATCTAGTGATATTAGTTTTAATTCAGCAAAAACTACTGCACAAATTACTAATTTAACTGGTGTCACTAAAATCACTCTTATTGCAACACTCGATAAAGTTCTTCAAGTAACAGCAGTCTCAAATACAGATGAAGTTTATGTAATTACTTCAAAGAGACATTACTTATCTGCTGGAGATAATGTATTCATTGATGGAAATCCATCTCAAGAGGTTAGTGGAACTGTATATGATGAATATGATGGATCATTTGTTGTTGACACAATTGTAAGTAATAAAGAATTTACTTATAAATTAGATTCTGTTGCAGTTTCTGATCCTGCTTCTGTTCCTGGTAATGTTAATATTTTTGCTAAATCTCCTACATTAAAAATGTACTATGGACATCAATATTTGTTTGATGTTTCACACTCCTCAATGCTTGGTTCTAACCTTTCATTTTCTAAGGATAATCTATACAAATTGGAATATTCATTCAATTCTATTGAAAGAGTTGGAACTCCTGGTGTAACTGGAGAGGGACAACCAACACCCACAGTTAAACTAAAGGTAGACAGAGATTTTGTTACTAATATTTCTTACTATTTTGATCCCTCTAGAACAGGAGACACATCACCAATTGATGAAAATAGTTATCTAGACATTGTTGATTCTCCCTATCTTGGGACATTTGTTATCACTGAAACTGGTGGGGAAACTATTACTACTGGCCCAGTAATATTGAAATTCGCCCTTCAAAATGAACCAGAAGGTAATGCAAATATCACTCAAACTACTTATACAACAAGTTCTAAAAAGGCTGTTGGTGCTATTGGTGATATTAGACTTATTAATAGTGGAGGATTTTATGCCAAACTTCCAGTTGTAACAAATATACAATCTTCAAGAAAAATTGAAAGAGTTGCTATTAATGAACCTGGAACAGAATATGCTGTTGGAACTTATAATAATGTTCCTATTGCAGGTGATGGAGAAGGAGGACTTGTTTCTATTACAGTTGCTGACGGGACAGATTCCGAAGGAGAGAACGTACCAGGACAAATTCAATCGGTCGTAATTACTTCTCCAGGTAAAGGATATACTACTGCTTCTATTGATATTGAATCCATTGAAGGTATTCTTGGATCAGGACTTACAGGTTCTGGTGCTGAAATTGAAGTAGTCATTCCACCTTTTGGAAGTGGTGCAGTTATCTTTACAAAGGGTGAAAAAGTTGGCAAAATTAAAAAATTAAAAAATAATAATTTTGGATATGATTATCCACATGACTACACTTTACGTCCTGAAATTACATTCCCAATCAATGCTCAACTAACATCCACTAGTATTCTTGATAGTATTTCTGTTACAGATCCTGGTTCTGGATACTCTCAAGCACCTACTGTAATTATCACAGGTGGCGGTGGTTCTGGTGCTATTGCCGAAGCAACTATTAGAAACGGTAGAATTGATGCCATTAATATTAAAGATCCTGGTGCTGGTTATTCAACTGCACCAGATATCGAGTTAAAGTCTACATTTAATTATGTAGTTAACATTGATTTGGGTCTTTTACAATTCGCTTTTCCGCATGGTATTGCTAATGGATCTGAAGTAACATTAAATGTTGTTGACACTGGTAGTGGTGCAGAATTCCCACTTTCTGCTGGTGCAACTGGTAGATTGAATGCAACTACAACATATTATGCTATCACGGGATCTGCAAATTCATTGGAAAATGATCAAATGAAACTTGCGATCACAGCAGCGAATGCCGAATTGGGTGACGGATTGACATTTGTAAATGCTGGTGAAGGCAGACAGCAATTATTAACTACTTCTTTTGGTGCTACTGCTGAAGCAAATGTTATTACATCCACTTTCTTAGAAGGTGAACAGGTTTATCAAGGTTCTTCTCTGGAAAATGCAACTGCTGTTGGTTTTGTCTCTACAAATGAAGGATGGCAAGTTGGTCCTAGAATTTTAAAAATTGTTGATTATAATAATCTTTTCACAGAGGGTGAAACTATAACTGGTGTTATTTCTAAGTCATCTGGTATTATTAGTGATATTAATATTGCTAAAGGTGTTCTTGAAATCGGATCGATTACAAAAACAACAGGACAGTTTTCTGATGATGTTGGTAAACCATCCGAAATTATTCAAAAAATTCAAGATTCTTACTACTATCAGGACTTCTCTTATGCAGTTAAGTCTTCTGTTTCCATTGATGATTGGAAGGATATTTTAATCAAGAATGTTCACCCTGCTTCCTTTAAAGTCTTTGGTGAACTCAATCTCGAAGATTATGCATATACTCCAAATAAGGAAGTTGACTTTGAACTTACCAAGTCTGTTGAACTTTCTAGGGAAGCAATTGTACCAAATATTCAAAACTTTGCTTTAGCAGAACCAATTTATTCTGAGTTCAACAATACTGAAGTATTATTCCGTCAAAAACGTCTTACATCTTCAGAGAATATTTTGACATCTGTTGTTCAACGTCTTGATGATATTTCTTCATTGTTTGATGGTGAAAGAACGCAGTTCCCTCTTACTGTTAATAATGGTGATAATGTTATTGCAAATTCAAATCAACTATTGGTTGTTCTTAATGGAGTTGCACAAACTCCAGATACAGCTTTTGAAGTTCAGGGTGACTCTATTGTCTTTGCAGAACCACCGTCTGCACCCGCAAGTGTAAAATATGTGAGTGTTACTGTTTCACAGGTTAATACTAAGAATCTTACATTGTCTTTCACTAGTGGAATTTTCCCTAATGTTGGCAATAGTTTAGTTGGTGTTGTTTCTGGTGCTAGACTTACAGTTACTGGCGTTGCTGGTAATGTTATTAGTGGTTTTATAGTAGAAGGTACATTCATTAGTGGTGAACAGTGTCAAGTTGGTGCAACAGGATTTTCTGGAACACTCGATTCTGTTGCGGATGTTTCTAATAATGGATTATTCTTATTTAATGAGACCGTCACTAATCTTGAGGGTGATACAGCAAGAGTAGAAGTTGTCAATCTTGAGACTGGTCAAGAAACTCCTGTTGCTGATCTTCGTTATGGAATTGGTGCAGCAACAACTCAAATTGAAGTTGTATCTGCAACAGCAAGTACAGATACTCCCGTCCCCGTGGGTAGTTTTACTGTTAATGAAAATTATCAAATTGGATCTGAAATTATAACTGTTACTGGAGTCACTAATGGTTCTGAGTCCACGACTATTACTGTTACTAGAGGTGTTCTTGGAACTACAGCAGTTAGTCATCAGGAAGATATTCCTGTTTATTCCACACAAATTGAAATTACAAATGATTTGATTCTTAGTAAGACTACAGGAACATATCAATCTACTCCAGGATTATTTGATATTCAATTAAATGATTATATTGTTGGTGCTAAATCTGGTGTAGTTGCTCAAGTTACATCCACTGCGGCATATAGAGATCCTGCGACAAATCAAGTCATTGAACAAGTGAATATTTCTGAAGGTTCTTCATTCTTTGGTTTATTATTCAATAGATTAACTTCTGTCACTTATCCAAATGTTGTTTTAGATGACATTTCCAAATCTCAAGTTAGTGTTGTGGACTTTGATGATAATGCCACTGCATTTAATAGTGAATTCCCATCTGGTGAATCTATTAGTAATAATATTATTGTGTATGACAACGAATCAGGTGATCTTGATGATGATGAATTTATCAGAAATTACAAACTTGAATATAGTAATGAAGTAGGTGGTATTTTTGGAACTTCTGATGAAATTAATGTTAGAAAATTAACCTTTACGGATTCTGTTGGTTCTGGATTCTTTGCCGAAGGACATGTAATTAGAACTTTAGATACTAAAGCATATGTTGTTGGATTTAATCAAGCAACTAGTACAATATATCTCGGTAAGATTGGCAGATGTAAGTCTACTGGTGAAGATTATTTTGATATCACTTTCAACGCTGATGCTCAGTTAGATACTGCTCAAAAACAATTTGGTGTATCTTCACTGCTTTTAGATGGTACGGGAGATTATTTGTCTATTCCAACCTCTACTGAACTTGGACTTGGTACTGCTGACTTTACTATTGAAGCTTGGATTCGCCCAGCAAACGTAAGTGGTGCTAAAGCAATTATCGACTTTAGAACCACTGGAACTGAAGTTTCTCCATATCTGTATTTGGATGG